TGCTGCACCTTGGGTTGTAGACAGACAGATATTTGAGAAGACCAAATTGGTTTCTATGGTATCATCAAATAAGTCTATGGTTCCTGGACACATAAAGAGACTTGAGTTTGTGAATAAGTTCAAGGACCAAGTTGATTTGTTTGGTAGAGGTATCCGAGATATTTCTTGTAAAGAAGAAGCACTAAAGGATTATATGTTCTCTATTGCAGTAGAAAACGCAGTCTATGATACTTATTTCACTGAGAAAATCACAGATTGTTTTGCTGCTGGAACTATTCCAATTTTTTACGGATGTAAAGGAATTACTGAGTATTTCAATGAAGATGGAATCATATTCTTAGATGATGATTTTGATATTTCCTCATTGACAGAAGACCTTTATCATTCTAAAATAGATGCAGTTAAAGATAATTTTGAACGTTCTTTAAACCTTCCTGTTGCGGAAGATTTTATCTATACCAATTATTTTAAATGAGTCAATACAAATATTTTTCGGAAAATAATGTTAAAGTCGATGGGGTAATCCATGTTGGTGCTCATCGTGGTGAAGAAATTTATGATTATGAAAAACTTGGTGCTAAGCAAATCATCTGGGTTGAACCCAATCCAGATGTATTTAAGGAGTTGGAAATCGCACTAAGCAGAGCAGAAACAAGTGTAGAGTCTCATGGATTCTGTGTAGCAGCAAGTGATAGTGATTGTGAGGAGATTGATTTTCACATTTGCTATGGACCAGATGCTGGTTTTATGACTGGTAATAAAGGATGCTCTTCTCTACTTAGACCAAAAGGTAGATTTGAAGAGTGGCATAAGGAAACAATTAAAGTTGAAACTGTAAAGTTGGATACTCTTATTGAGTCTAATGAATTTAATTATTCTGACTTTCAACTTTTGGATATGGACACTCAAGGTGCGGAACTTCTCGTATTAAAGGGTGCAACAAAAGTTTTGGAAAATGTTAATTATGTGACGACTGAAGCAACTTGGAATAATCCAGATTATGTTGATAATGTAATGTTTGATGAACTCAAAGATTATCTGAAAGGATTTGGGTTCGAGCATGTAGAAACTTTCGAACATACCTCCGATTGGGGAGACGCACTTTTTGTAAAAACAAGTAAGGAGTAAAATGGCAATTTCATTTAATGGTCTTGGTAATGCAGGACGACTCGGTAATCAAATGTTCCAGTATGCTGCTATTCGAGGCATTGCAGCAAATCGTGGATTTGATTGGATGATTCCACCAGAAGGTGCAGATAGATGTGATAATTATGGTCTTTTTGATGGTTTTAAACTAACTAACTGTCAAGAAAAAAATCAGGGAGAACAACCTAAACAAATGATTTCTTGGAGGGAATTCCACTTCAATGAGAAAATTTTTAATGAATGCCCTGATAATGTAGATATTGATGGGTATTTTCAATCAGAAAAATATTTCAAGCATATTTCTGATGAAATTCGTCAAGATTTTACATTTAAAGATGAATGGTTAGACCCCTGTAAAGAATTTATTGAAAGCTTTAATACAGATAAATTGGTTTTTCTACATGTTCGCAGAGGAAATCCCAATCTAACTGGAGTGAGGGGTGAACGTTGGTCTTATCAAATGCTTCAGCAATACCATCCTCTTTGTAAAATGGATTACTATGAAGAAGCATTGAAGCAGTTTGACGATAGTTATAAAGTTATTGTTTTTTCTGATGTAATTGATTGGTGCAAAAAGCAACCATTATTCCAGGGAGATAAATTTCATTTCTCAGACAACTCAAAGGAGTTGTTCCGTGATGGTGCTTCTATTCCTTATGTTGATCTTTGTTTGATGACTTTGTGTTCTGATGCAATTATTGCAAATTCTTCTCTTTCTTGGTGGGGTGCTTGGCTAATTAATAATCCAAATAAAAAAGTTATTGCTCCCAAACCATGGTTTGGACCTGCCTATGATCATTACATTATGGATGATTTAATTCCTGATGGTTGGATTGAACTCTATAATGATCCATCAGAGATTGCTCCAGAGGTTTGAAGATGAAAGTTGATTTTTTAATTCCGTGTAGAATTGAAAGTGAAGATAGATTGAGAAATATAATTACTTCTGTTTCTTATCTTCTTTATCACTTTCCTGAGTCTAAAGTTATTGTAAAGGAAGTAGATAAACGATCAAATTTTAAATTTAGAGCTATACCTGAAATTAAAAAATATGTTGGTATTGAAAATTTAAACCACATTTTTGAAGAAAGTGAAGATGATTTTTTTCACAAAACAAGAATACTAAATGATCTTCTTATTGAATCATCTTCTGATATTGTTTTCAATCACGATGTTGATATGATACTCCCAGTATCAACATATCACCATGCATATTCTGCAATTATTCAGGGGAATTGTGATGTAATTTATCCTTATGGGTGTGGAGCATATCAACGGGCAGTGAATTATCCCATGGAGGTCTATGAGGGATTTTTGAATTCAAAATTTGATCCAAAAATTCTTATTGAAAATTCCCAAAAAGCATCCTCTACTATTGGTTGGGGACAAATGATTAAAAGATCTACTTATATTGATTGTGGGATGTGGAATGAAAACTTTATATCCTGGGGAGCAGAAGACTGCGAATTTTATTACAGACTTGCTAGTTTTGGATATAAAATGGGTAGGGTTAATGATTTAATTTATCATCTTGAGCATGGGAGAACATTCAATTCCCATTACCATAATCCAAAGTTTTCCGATAATCATAATCTTTGGCAATGGATAAGAAAGCAAAATACTGATACATTGGTTAACTATTATAACCAACAGGAATATTATAAAGAAAGGAGGAAGCAATTGAATGTTAGCGTTTAATGAACTTGGCAATAATGGTCGTTTGGGAAACCAAATGTTTCAATATGCAGCATTGAGGGGAATCGCAAGTAAGATGGGGTATGAGTTTTGCATACCACCTTTCACTGCGTCTAGAATTGATAACTATAGTTTACATAAATGTTTTAAATTGCCAAATGTTTCTAGTGGCAATAAAGGATTTTTGGACAATGGATTTGCACCAGTAGTTGTAGAAAGGCAATTTCATTACGATGAAGATTTGCATAATTTGTGTCCAAATGATGTGAGCATACATGGATTTTTTCAAACAGAAAAATATTTTTCTCATATAACAGATAGTATAAGAGAAGATTTTACATTTTATGATGAAATTTTAGAACCATGTAAAGAGATGATTTCCACTTTGGATAAACCTATTTTCTTACATGTCCGTAGGGGAGATCCAAATCTTGTCGATGCTCGTGGATTTAAATGGTCTTATACTCAATGCTCTGAGCAACATCCTCCTCAACCATTAGAGTATTATGAGGAAGCATTGAAGAAATTTGATGATGATCAAACTGTAATTGTTGTTTCTGATTCACCAGAATGGGTTAAAGAACAAGAAATTTTTTCTGATGATAGGTTTTTAATTTCTGAACCAGAAGAAAAATATCCAGATGGATCATATACTCCTTATGTTGATCTTTGTTTAATGTCTTTATGTTCTGGTGCAATTATCGCAAATTCCTCATTGTCTTGGTGGGGTGCTTGGTTGCAAAATGGTAAAGGAACTGTCGTTGCACCAAAGATGTGGTTTGGACCTTCTTATGCCGATAAAGATACTAAAGATCTATATCTTGATTCATGGATTCAGTTGTAATTGTAGTTGATAATTTTTTAGATAATCCAGATCTAGTAAGATCATCTGCTATATCAATTAATTATCCAAAACAGGGAATTTTTCCAGGATTACGTAGTTTAAAAGCAGATTGTGATTATCGAAAAATGATAAAACAAAAATTTGAAGAGATAATGGGGAAGGAGATTTTCTTTCCTTATGATCAAGATAGTTTTTGTTTTCAACTTTGCTTTGAAGATACCGAAAGTTGGGTTCATAAAGACGAAACAGAATGGTCTGCAGTTTTGTATTTAACACCAAATGCTAATGTTGGATCTGGAACTGCAATATATACTCCAGTCAAAATTGATCCCGAAACTGATGAGGATTATTCTTTGAATTCTTTAATTGGTAATGTATACAATAGAATAGTATTTTTTAAGGGAAATAAAAATTTTCATAGAAGTTTTATTCCTGGATTTGGAAATTCACCCGAAAACGCTAGGTTGACACAAGTGTTCTTTTTTAATACATATGATAATGGAAAAAAACAAATCAGCATATAAACTTAAAAATATTGGACCCATATATTACTTGAACCTTGATGGTCAACCAGATAGAAAAGAGTATATGGAAGACCAATTTAAAGAATGGGAGATTGAAAACTATACTCGCATTTCTGCTTATGATGGCAGGGATGATGATTTGAGTGATATTATCTCTGGTCGTTATCCCGATATGATGACCTCAGGTGAAATTGGATGCACTACATCTCACTTAAAGGCAATTAAATTTTGGTATGAAAATTCTAATTCTCCATATGCAATAATTATGGAGGATGATGTAGACCTTCAGATTGTGAAAAATTGGGATTTTACTTGGATCGATTTTTATTCTAAGGTTCCTTATGATTATGATGTAATTCAGTTAGCAATTATTTGCACAGGAAATCTTCATGTCCAATTGCATAAAAGATTTGTTAATGATTTCTCCACTGCTTGCTATATGATTACTCGTCATCATGCAGAAAAATTAATTAAGCATCATATCAGAGGAGAAAAATATAAACTTGATAATGGTGTTAAACCTCGTGCAGTTGCAGATGATTTGATATACAATTCTGGAAATACTTTTTCTATTCCTATTTTTCTTTATAAAATTGCTCTTGGATCATCAATTCATCCAGAACATATTGATATTTTCCATCGGTCAAGTCATGATGGACTTCTTCAATTTTGGCAACAAAATGGATCAAATATAAAAATTGAAGATCTAATGAATTATGATCCATATCTTGGAAGAATAACCTCACCTGAAAAATCTTGACTTGATCCCAAAATAAGTGTTAAGATAAATACCGTGATACAACTGTGCCGCAACTATTTGCACGGTTAATCAATATGTCGTTTAGTACTAAAAACAAATTTATGAAACTCAAACAACTGATGCTTGCACCTGTTGCTCTGGGAATGGTTGCTCCTTCTGCAATTGCCGCAGAAATTAACATGAACGGAGTAAACCAATATGCATCCCAAGAACAGGTCACAAGTGTTACTCAATTTTCTGATGTGCAACCAACCGATTGGGCATATCAAGCACTGTCGCAACTGGTAGATCGTTATGGTTGCGTTGCTGGTTATCCTAACGGCACATTCCGTGGCGGTCGTGCAATGACTCGTTATGAAGCAGCAGCACTTCTAAATGCTTGCCTGGATCGTGTAACTGAAGTTACCGATGAACTTAAGAAGCTTCTGAATGAATTCGGTGCAGAACTTGCAGTTCTCAAGGGTCGTGTAGATGGTCTGGAAGCACAAGTTACTACACTTGAAGCACAACAGTTCTCCACCACCACTAAACTGCGTGGTGAAGCAAACTTTGTTCTTGGTGGTGTAGATGACTACCAAACCAAAGGTGGTGATGCAACTCGTACTGCATTCAACTATGATCTGCGTCTGAACCTGGATACTTCATTCACTGGCAACGATCTGCTTCGCACTCGTCTTCGTTCTTCTAACTTCAGTACTGATCCTTTCGGTTCCAGTTCTTCTCTGTTCAAACTGGATAAGGCAGACAATACCACTGGTGAGAATGGTAATAACGTAGTTATTGACCGTCTGTACTATCAGTTCCCTGCATTTAATAACACCACCACATTTACTGCTGGTGCTCTGGTTCGTAATACTGAAATCTCTTGGGTTCCTTCTGCTTATAGTTCCAAGATCCTTGACTTCTTCCAAGTCGGTGGTACTCCTGGTGTCTATAACAAGGCAGTTGGTTCAGGTTTCGGTGTTCAGTATGGCAACAAAGGTCTCGTTGCTGGTGTAAACTATGTTGCTCAAAATGGCAATGATAGTGCAACTGGTGAGTTTGACCGTTCTGGTGCTCTCAACACTCTGGCACAAATCGGTTATCGTGGTGACAACTATGGTATCGCATTCGGTTATCGTTATGGCACCGAAGGCACTCGTGTTCGTACCTTCAATGGTCTGAACGGTGCATCGGGTGCTCTGGTTCCTGGACAAACCTCTAATGGTTATGCTGTGAACGCATATTGGCAACCTACTCAATCTGGTTGGGTTCCCTCTATCTCTGCTGGTTATGGTTGGAATACTGTAAGTGGTACTGAAAGTGCTGCTACCAACAGTCAGTCCTGGATGGCAGGTCTTCAGTGGGAAGATGTGTTTGTTGATGGTAATACTGCTGGTTTTGCTATCGGTCAGGCACCTACTGGTGAAGATCTGGAGAAAGCAACTATGCTTGAGTTCTTCTACAAGTATCAAGTGTCTGATAACATCAGCATCACTCCTGCAATCTTCTATGCAAGTGATAACCAACGTCTAGTCAACAACTCCTCCAACTGGGGTGGTGTAATTCAGACAACATTCAAGTTCTGATAAGTCAGTAAATCTAAACAAAATCTTAAGGAGGGGTTGACACCCCTCTTTTTTTGCTATATAGTGTTGTTGTAAATCTTTACAAAAGATAATGACTGTAACAAAAAATGAGTTCGGGCAAATGAATATGTTTGCTAAAGAACCCACAATGTATATGACCAAAGAGGACATTGAACGTTATGGGTTTGAACCTTATGCTGAGAAGGCAGAAAAAATGAATGGTCGTTGGGCAATGATTGGTATTGTCGCAGGTGCTATTTCTTATGCTCTCACTGGAAATCTTTTCTTCGGTGTTATCTGATACTTGACTATGACTTCACTTTTGTTTACAATCACATCCGTTGCCTTCTTTGTTTTGTTGGCAGCATCCGTAGAAAAAATTTGTGAGACTTACTGATGACCGTTTTTAATATCACTCTTCAATCTCCCGATGGAACTGAAACCACAATCCAATGCCAAGACGATCAATATATTCTTGAAGCAGCAGAGGAAGCAGGTGTTGACCTTCCTTCTTCATGTAAAGCAGGTGCTTGTTCGGCTTGTGCAGGAAAACTCATCTCTGGCACCGTAGATAATGAGGAGCAATCCTTCCTTGATGATGACCAGATTGCGGAAGGTTGGGTTCTGACTTGTGTTGCATATCCAACAAGTGATTGTGTGATTCTTACTGAACAAGAGGAGAATCTGTGAGTGCTAATATGCTAGGGCAATTTAACCTTGCTCTTCAAGAGTTGGTTGATAGTGGTGCTTGGGACCGAGATGTAGAACTAGAAGTCAAGATTGCAGGCACCCTTAAAAACGATAAGTTTATCGTAATCAAACCAATTAAAGAACGAATGGTCTGCAACCCAGACCCAGAACTAAAACAAAAACACATTTATCAAGGAGAAAACAAATGAACGAACGTGCAGAACGTATTAATGGTTGGGCAGCAATGATTGGCATTGTTGCCGCAATTGGTAGTTATGCTGCCACTGGTCAAATTATTCCTGGTATTTGGTGATATGAAGTGTAAAGTGCAGTTGTATGTAGCAGGTAAGGTCTTCCACGAAATAGTAGAGGCAAGAGATTATCAGGATGCAAGGGAAACTGCACTTGCACGAAATCCAAATGCTAAAGTTGTTGGAGTTACCGCTGTTTTTGATTAATAATTATGTTTAATTTTTTTAAAAAAGAAGAAACGACTAGGGAGGTTCCTATGCGTAAAGAGAAATATATTATCCCTCAAGTAGAATTTGTATTCCGTGAGAACGGAGAATTTGTAAATCGCACATCTTCAGAACTTTTCGATGGGAAGCGTGTTGTCATTTTTAGCTTGCCTGGTGCTTTCACTCCTACTTGCAGTGCCTATCAGCTACCTGGATTCGAAGAGAAATATGACGACTTTATTGGTCTCGGCATCGACGCTATTTACTGCATCTCTGTTAATGATGGGTTTGTAATGAATGCTTGGGCACAGGACCAGAACATCAAGAATGTAAAACTTATCCCTGATGGTAATGCATATTTCACCCGTTCTATGGGATATCTCGTAACCAAATCTAATCTTGGTTTCGGTCAACGTTCTTGGCGTTATGCTGCTGTTATTGATAATGGAGTTATCGAAAAACTATTCGTTGAAGATGGTATGCGTGATAATGCAGATACTGATCCATACGAGAAGAGCACCCCAGAAAATCTTCTTGAGTATGTGAAGTCTACAGTTCGTGAAGCAGTTCCTGCATAACTATTAATGTAGTTTTTTATAGAACAATGTTCCACGAAATACTTTTTACTCTTACTGGGATTGGTTCCTTAGTTCTTATTTCCTACGCAATTAATAAAACAACTGAAGACTTGTGAGAATATAACTCTGCTGCTAAATAGACAGCAGAGTTTTTTTATTATGCCAAGAGGACAACTTACTAAGGATATTATAAGAATGGAAGTTCTTAAAATAAAAAATCAATTGGATAGAGATGAATTTAGTTGGGGTGGCAATCCTAAAGAAGTTGCTCACAGGTATCTGAATAAAGTATTAGATAAAATTGAAGAGTATTATAGATAAGTAAATTTGCAAAAGAATAATGAGAATAGATCTTCATAACTTTTTCAAACACTATGATGAAAAGAATCCAAAGCACGTTGCTGCTGTAGAGCAACTTGAGGTTGATTTGGCAGCTAAATTCCCAGAGTTGATGGATGACTCGGCAAACTGGGTGAAAATTTATAGAACAAAAGCAGAACAAACAGTTCCTGGAGTTCTTAACGTTCCTTATTTTCCACAAACAGATAATTACAGAGATGCTCAGAGAACCTGTAATTCATCTGCATGTGCTATGTGTTTAGAGTATTTCAAACCTGGCACTCTAGTAGGACCTAAAGGAGATGACGCCTACATTAGAAAAGTTTTTGCAATCGGTGATACGACTGATCACGCCGTACAGACAAAAGTTTTATCGTCTTATGGTGTTAATTCACGATTTAGTTACAATCTTTCTTTTGCTGATCTTGATAGGGAGCTTGCCGCTGGCAGACCTGTCATTATTGGTATTCTTCACAGGGGTTCTTTATCTTCACCTACTGGTGGGCACATGGTTGTAGTGATTGGAAAGAAAGGTGAAGATTATGTTGTCAATGACCCATATGGATCATTGAATGATGGTTATACTGGGTCAGTCTATAATGGAAAAGGTGCAGTTTATAAGAGAAGTGAACTTGCTCGTAGATGGACTGCTGATGGTCCAAAATCAGGATGGGGTAGAATATTCTCATGAGTATTAAATTTATTGATGCAGTAAAAAATCATAAGGATCTTCCACACCAAATTGATGCTTGGAATTTTCTTCAAGCAACAGTGCATAAAGAGATTCTAGATGAGTTTGCTAGAAGGTATAGAAATCAAAAGATAGAACCAACTCTTGAAGGTCTCCCACTTCCAGGAGTAGATTTAATCAAGGAGTTTGAAGGATGTCATCTAAAGGCATATTATGATCCTTTGACTGGAGGACTTCCTATCACAATTGGTTGGGGGAGCACTCGTAGAAAAGATGGAACTCGTTTTATGATCGGTAATAAGATCACTCAAGAAGAAGCGGATGATCTTTTATACTTTCAACTTCGTCGTGAGTTTCTTCCATCATTACAAAAAATCCCATATTGGAATGAGATGAATGAAAATCAACAAGGAGCTCTTTTATCTTTTGCTTATAATCTTGGTGCTGGTTTCTACGGGTCTTCCAATTTTAATACCATAACCAGGGTTCTTCGTGAAAAGAAATGGAATGAAGTCCCAGCAGTATTAGAACTTTATCGCAATCCTGGTAGTAAAGTAGAAGCAGGATTGCTGAGAAGAAGAAAAGCAGAAGGTAAACTTTGGGTTTCTTAATCGTCTAATTTAGTTCGTAAAGCAATCACTGTAGTAAGAATAGTCAATAAAGTTTCATACCCTCTTCTTTGAGATTCATTACAATCTGAAGGAGGAGGGTTTTTTAGTCCACCTAGAAGATTTGCGTATGTAATTGTTCCTGGAATCATAAAGTTGCAGGCAACAAAATTCATTCCTACAAACCCAATTACAGAACAGCAAATAATAAAGATTAGTTTATTCAGAATAGAACCACGCTTTTTTCCTACCTCTTTTTGCGGGTCTTCTGATGAATCTGATGATTTCTGGGAATTGTCTTTTTGGGGGAATTCTTCTGGCATTTAGAAATACTCCGTCATTAGTAATTAATCTTATAACAAGTAATCCAATGAGAAGAATCTTTTTCATTGTGGATAGGGTTTTGCGTATCCTTCTTTTATCATATGGGTATTTATTGGAATATCATCTTCTCCAAGATATATCCATCCGAGAATTCGGCCATACTTATCATCTTTTTCTGTCCTAATAAGCATAGTTTTTTCAGTAGTTAGTTTTTCCTCTAACCATCTTTTTGACTCCAAACCATTAATCTTTTCTTCGAGATTTTTTGTTCTTGTTTCTGGAGCATCTATTCCAGCAAGACGAATTCTTTGGGAAATTATAACATTAAATCCCAAATCAATTTCAACATCAAGAGTATCACCATCAATTATTTTTGCTATTTTCTTGATTTTGTACTCGTACATGTTTTCTGTTTTTATTTTATATAATAATAGTATGTATAATATGCAACATATTATGAGATACTTGAATTTAAATTTATAAATTTGCAAAAAAAATCAGCACCTAGGTGCTGATTTTAAATTTTAAGACAACATTAAGCAGATTGTGCTTCTTCGATTTGCACTTCTGCTGGAATGAATTTTTTTCCTTTTTTTAAAAGATTTGCTGCTTCTTCATCATGGATTGCATTTTTTTGCGCCCAAGTCAAATCAAAATCAGAAACAGATTGATTTTTAGAAACTTTAGTGCAAATTGCTAGCAATCTTTTTCTTGTTCCCTCGTTTAACATGTTTACACCTGGTATATTTACTTTATATATTTATTTATTAAGATTTTTTTTCTTCTTTATGTATCCAAGTCTTTAGTTCTGTTAGGTAATTTCTCAATAAATCTGCTTTTTCTAGATGCCATTTATCACCACTCTTGAAATATTCTTGAGTGTGATTGTCTATTGCTTTTAGGGTGTTGTGGATTGGTGCATTCCAAGGTTCCCTAATAGGAGTATTCCATTCCCGAGGCATATACGGGGAAAAGCAGTTTTAAGTATTTATGTGCTAAAATATATAAAATAATACATTTGAAAATAAATGCGTGAAATGAAAAAATTGCTTTATAATTTTTATACTACAGATAGATGCTCCTTTAACGTTTCTGATGGTGGAGGACCTTTTGGGTTTGATATACACCATGCACTGGAGATTGATTATTTAATAAAAAAATATCAAATTGAAAAGATAGTAGAAACAGGAACGAATATGGCAGATACCACGGAGTATCTTGCAAAAAATTATCCAAAGATAAAAATAGTTTCATCAGAAACAAATAGAGATTTTTTTAATTTTTCCAAAAAAAGATTAATATCATACTCTAATGTTTTTTTATTAAATCAAAGTTCTGAGAAAGTTGTATCTTTAGAAAGTAAAGAAGAGGTGAATACATTATATTATCTTGACGCACATTGGGAACAATATTGGCCACTTAAAGATGAAATTGAAAATATTTCTTCGGGAGTTGTTTGTGTTGGGGATTTTAATATAAATCACTATTCTTATGGATTTGATTATTATAATAATACAATTTGTGATGAAAGTCTTATAAGAAGCACTGGATTTTCTGGAAAAATTTATACAAATAATCCTTATAATTTAAACTACCCATTCCCATTATTACAAAAAGAAAGATTGGGTGGGAGGGCTTATTTTTGTAAAAATGTTGAAAAAGATTTTATGCAAGATAGTCAATATTTTAGATTGCATAATTGACCCCAAAAATTCTGGCTTGACAGAAGGTTTTGGTCATGCTACTATAAATAGGTAAACAAATGTTAAGAATCTCTCATAAATCTTAACATTGTTAACACCCCGAAAACCGAGACCTCTAGGGTGTATAAATTACGTCTCTCATATCCCCGCTGAGGGTGCGGGGAGCATAGTACCTCCACCATTTCCCTGATGGACTTACTAACTTTTTAAACAAATGACTGCTACAATTTCACGTCAACAACAATCGAATACTTGGGAACAGTTCTGCAACTGGATTACTTCAACCGATAATCGTCTTTATGTCGGTTGGTTTGGAGTCCTGATGATTCCTTGCCTGCTTGCCGCTACTATCTGTTTCATCGTTGCTTTTATCGCTGCTCCTCCTGTGGACATCGATGGTATCCGTGAACCCGTTGCTGGTTCACTCATGTACGGAAACAACATCATCTCAGGTGCTGTTATTCCTTCGTCCAACGCAATTGGACTGCACTTTTACCCTATTTGGGAAGCTGCTTCCCTAGATGAGTGGCTATATAATGGTGGACCTTTCCAACTGGTCGTCTTCCACTTTCTGATTGGTATCTATGCCTACATGGGTCGTGAATGGGAACTTTCTTACCGACTTGGTATGCGTCCTTGGATTTGTGTTGCCTACTCTGCACCCGTTGCTGCTGCTAGCGCAGTGTTTCTGGTCTATCCCTTCGGTCAAGGATCCTTCTCTGATGCGATGCCTCTCGGGATTTCGGGAACTTTCAACTACATGCTTGTTTTCCAGGCAGAACACAACATTCTCATGCATCCTTTCCACATGCTGGGAGTTGCTGGTGTCTTCGGTGGTTCTCTTTTCTCTGCTATGCACGGATCTCTTGTCACCTCTAGTCTTGTACGTGAGACGACAGAAAATGAGTCCCAGAACTATGGATACAAGTTCGGACAAGAAGAAGAAACATACAACATCGTAGCTGCACACGGTTATTTCGGTCGTCTTATTTTCCAATACGCATCGTTCAATAACTCACGTTCACTGCACTTCTTCCTTGCTGCTTGGCCTGTTGTTGGCATCTGGTTCACTGCTCTTGGTGTTTCTACGATGGCTTTTAATCTCAACGGTCTGAATTTCAATCAGAGTATTCTCTCTGCTGAAGGTAAAGTAATCAACTCTTGGGCTGATGTACTTAACCGTGCAAATCTGGGGATGGAGGTGTCCCATGAGAGAAACGCCCACAACTTCCCTCTGGACCTTGCTGCTGCTGAGTCAACTCCCGTTGCTCTAACTGCTCCTGCTATTGGTTGATAACAACTGAATAACTAATATAACTAAGAGGGTATAACAACCCTCTTTTTTTTATGTCTCATAATACTCAAAACGAACCTATGCCTACCTGGGTAATCTGGGCAGGTATAGGACTTATGGTATTCACAGTTCTTGTGTTTGTTTTATTCACTCTTGGTCAGATTTATTGGGGATAAGCACTAATACTTATTGCCCCTTTTGTTAAGAGATGTTAACATAAATATGAGAAATGATATAGGAGGTTATGACTTCATCTACTCTTTCACAACCTATTTCACAGCGAGGATGGTTCGATGTCTTGGATGACTGGCTTAAACGAGATCGCTTTGTCTTTGTGGGTTGGTCTGGATTACTTCTTTTTCCCACTGCTTATTTGGCCCTTGGTGGCTGGCTTACTGGCACAACGTTTGTTACGAGCTGGTACACCCACGGGTTGGCGTCTTCTTACCTTGAGGGTGCTAATTTCCTCACAGCAGCTGTGTCAACGCCTGCAGATGCTATGGGTCATTCTCTTCTTCTACTTTGGGGTCCTGAGTCTCAAGGGGATATTGTCAGGTGGTTCCAACTTGGGGGACTCTGGCCTTTTGTGGCGCTCCACGGATCTTTCGCTCTAATTGGATTCATGCTTCGCCAGTTTGAGATTGCTCGTCTGGTAGGTATCCGTCCTTATAATGCAATCGCATTCTCTGGCCCAATTGCAGTATTTGTTTCAGTATTCCTGATGTATCCACTGGGTCAATCCAGTTGGTTCTTTGCTCCATCATTTGGTGTGGCAGCAATCTTCAGATTCCTTCTATTCCTTCAAGGTTTCCACAACTGGACTCTTAATCCTTTCCATATGATGGGAGTTGCTGGTATACTAGGAGGTGCTCTGCTCTGTGCTATTCATGGAGCAACTGTAGAAAATACACTTTATGAAGACAGTGATCAATCAAACACTTTCAAAGCATTTGAACCTACACAGGAAGAAGAAACGTATTCAATGGTTACTGCAAACCGCTACTGGTCTCAAATCTTCGGTATTGCTTTTTCTAATAAGCGTTGGTTGCATTTCTTTATGCTTTTCGTCCCTGTCATGGGTCTCTGGACTAGTTCTATTGGGATTATTGGTCTTGCCCTTAATCTTCGAGCTTATGACTTTGTATCTCAAGAGATTAGAGCAGCAGAGGATCCAGAGTTTGAAACCTTCTATACCAAGAACATTCTTCTGAATGAAGGTCTACGTGCTTGGATGGCTCCAGTAGATCAACCTCACGAGAACTTTGTGTTCCCAGAGGAAGTATTGCCCCGAGGCAATGCTCTGTGATATACTTGGAGGGGCAACCCTCCTTTTTTTATGATTAGTTCTGAAACACCTTATAAATTGGCAGAAATCATCAGAGATACTTGGCCTCAGATATATAGAGTGCCATCGAATAAAGAAGATGAAAAAGGTAGCAGTATTCGGATCCGCAAGAACGAGTCCTGATTCTGGACTTTATCAAGCAGTTGAAAAACTAGGAAAAAATATTGCAGAACAAGGTTGGATTGTAGTTACTGGTGGTGGTCCAGGAACTATGGAAGCGGCAAATAAGGGAGCAATGAGTGCATGTATGGGAAACTCTTTATGCTCCGTTGCTGAGGCAATTTATCTTCCATTTGAGGAGGGAGTTAATCCGTATGTTCAAGAATATGAAAAGCATCAAACATTTTATTCAAGACTGCATACGTTCTCAGAATGTGATGCTTTTATTGTAACTCCTGGTGGTATTGGAACAGTGCTTGAGATGGCAATGATTTATCAGTTAGTTCAGGTTAATCACATTGATAAAAAACCAATCATCTGTGTTGGTAGAATGTGGAGAACATTAAAGAATTGGATTGAAGATGAAATGCTTGACAATGGATTTCTCAGTAATGAAGAAATGAAACTAATACATTATGTCGATAGATTTTCTGAGGCAACTCATTTACTTAAAGGACTTTTAGAATAAAAAAATGGATAATATATACGAAAATTATGTTCATACTAGAAAACTAAGTTTAAATCTTAGTAAGATAAAAAATTCTGCATATAAAATGTATGAATTTATTAACACTGAGTTTAATAAAAGTGGGGCAGAGTGTAATGGACAGACAAGCATGATTAATCAAATATTTGCAGAATATAATTTACTCATGTATCCATTTCCTGAATTTTATGAATTATACTCCGATATAAAGAAAATGTTTTATGATAAGTTGAGTTTGGAAGATCTTGACGAATCATATTATATTCAATCTTGGTTAAATTTTTACAAAAAAGGTGATTTTATCGATTGGCACTCTCACTGGCCACCAGAAGTCAATAGCTGGCATGGGTATTATTGTGTTGATGTTGAACCAAGTAAAACTTCATATAGAATAACAAAAGAAAATAAAAATATAGATGTTATCAATGAAAATAACTTATTAGTTTTAAGTAAAAGTGTAGATGATCAACATAGAACTTGGCCTTGGGAATATGAACAACCAAGAATCACAATAGCTTTCGATATTATTTCTGCCCCAAATATATTAAATTTCTATGGAGAAAATAAAATGGGAAAAAATCATTGGGTTCCAATTTAAGTATGGAAAATTTTACTCAAACATCGGACAAGTTGTATGAAAAACATACATATCAGTTAGTTTATAAAAATGGTGATAAACAAGTTTTTGAAAATTATTATGATTTAATGTTTACTTGGACAAATACAAAGAAAGATTTATTATCTTATGTTGAAGTTTTAGATAATAAAAATAAATCAAAAAACGTAAAAGGTTTCTTATGATAGTTGAAAGTTGGTCTGTGATTGAATCAAAAACAGGAAGAGTGATATGCCAGTGTTCAGATGAAACAGATGCTATGATGTTGGTTTCTTTTGATCCAAATAATAGAATCTATTCAAAACAAAAATATATTTTGGATCAAGTAATAGATATTACATCTCATACTGATAAACAATTGCCTGGACAAATTGGACTTCCTCCTGGAACTTATAAAATTGAAGATCGAAAAATTTATAAACTAGAAGAAAGTGATCTTCAAGTAATTGAAATATGAATTATCGAAAGAGAAAACAAGCAGAGAATCAAAAAAAGAAAAGAATGTACACACCAGAAGGATACATAGCAGACCCCCCAAATGCTAAATGTCCCTATTGTGGTAAATCAGGAAAACCATGTTCTTATGTTAATAGTTTGAGTCGTGCTTGGTCTAGAGATGCTTGCTCCAAAAGAACAAAAAATAATAATCAATAATCAAGAATTTCATAGTCTTTACTATAATATTTCATAACGTTGGATTCTATTTTTTTATTTTCTTTTACCTTATTTGGTTTTAACTCTGCTGGATCTCCATAGTATGAATATTCTTTGTGTTCAATATTGTCATCGAATTGTTCATTAAACCATTCAATAAAGGGTTTACTCAACCCATTTTCGTACTTATATACTATTGTTTTTTCTGATATAAACTCATACTGTGGTCTTAACCAGTTTGAATTATATCTTTTTGTTATTGCGTGATACTCTATAAATTGATTTAAACCATCTTCGGTTTCTAACGCAGAATACACATCATCTTCCATTTCTAAATACCACTCGTTTATCATGCAATGGGATGCAGATGCAAATCTTTCAAATGGATTTCTAACTATTGCTAGGTGTTGGGATGTACTAACATCCTCCAACATTTCATATAGAGGATAATGTAAATGCATTATACTAATTCCATATATTGATTGATCATAATCATCATGAAATCTGTTGTATCCATTATTGCTTAAAACTTCTTTAATATATCTACCACCAGTCCTTGGGATATGTACGTGAAATATTTTTTTGTCCTCTTTTACGTATAGCATTATTATTTGCTTTAAAAATATAATTATACACTATTTTATAAAATAAATAAAAAAAAAGAAAGTATTTTATGGAAATACTAAATTCCCCTCAAGATTTTTTGTTTCATATGCACACTTGCTCTCCAACAGAAGCAAAAAAAATGTGGAGGAATTCAATAAAAGAAAAATGGAATAATACATGTGCCTATTGTGGAACTAAAACAGAAGAATTATCTATAGACCACATCATTCCACAGATGAAGGGTGGCAATGATCATATAACTAATGTGATCTGTTGTTGCGTAAAATGCAATAGATCAAAGGGGCATGAACAATGGGAGCAGTGGTTTACTAGACAAAAATTCTTTACAGAAGAGAGATATAATGCTATAATCAATTGGCAAAGGCAATTACTTACACAAGAATTAAATTTGTATAGATATAAACCAAGAAAAAATAAAGTTTTTTGATATACAGTTATGAAATTTACAGTTTATAGTAAAGAAGGATGTCCATTTTGTTCTAAAATAAAAGCAGTTTTAGAACAAAGAAATTTTGAACATGTAGTATATGAATTGGATGAAGACTTCACTAAAGATGAGTTTTATGCAGAGTTTGGGGAGGGGTCTACTTTTCCACAAGTTATTGTTGATGAAACAAAGTTAGGTGGTTGTGTAGATACTGTTAAGTATCTTTCTGAAAATAATTTAATTTGAATGGCACCTATAAATAATTCAAATACTACAGAAATAAATCGTGGTATTGAACTAATGCTTCGAAATAGGAGGGAAAAAGAAATTCCAAAAACTAATGAAAAAAAAATTTTTAGTTTTTGTAAAACAGTTTCTCTCCTTAAGAGAGAAATAAAAATAGAATTTAATTTTACGGTGAAGTAGAAATAACTCTCTCGGAGGAAGAACAATGTTAGCAGCAGAACTCACAATTTTTTCTTTGGTTTCATTTTTATTTTTATTGGTTGGTGGAGTGATTGGTTGGCTAACAAAACAACATGTGTATAGTACACAGCAATTGCAAGTATATACTCATCCAGAAATGTTCGATAATAATGGAAATGTAATTCCAGACGAAATAATAGCAGTACGATTTGAAAATAGCTATGACGACTACGACGAAGACGAAGACGAAGACTGAACCAAAAACAGTAAAGTTGCCACCAAAACCATTTGCATTTGAAGTACTTCAACTTGCTTCTAAACAAAGAAGTAATGTAAAAAAAGTAGAGATTCTCAGAGAATATGAACACGATTCTTTGAAGGCAATTTTTATTTGGAACTTTGATGAAAGTGTGATTTCAATGCTTCCCCCAGGTGAAGTTCCTTATTTTGGTGATAATGATTTTAAGACTTCAACTATGACTGAAAGAATTCAGCAAGCAGTTGATACCATGGGGGATTTGAGTTCTAATTCTATTGGAGCATCTGATCAAAAACATACAGCAATTAGAACAGAGTACACTAAGTTTTATAATTTTATTAAAGGTGGCAATGATTCTTTAAGTTCTCTACGAAGAGAAAATATTTTTATTAATCTTCTTGAGGGTATGCATCCTTTGGAAGCAGAGATTATTTGTTTATGTAAAGATAAAAGACTCCAAGAAAGGTATAAAATTACAAAAGAAATTGTTGCGGAAGCATATCCTGATATTACTTGGGGAGGTAGGAGTTAATGCTAAAAATTCTCCATCAGGACTGTGATCCAGAACTTGCGAATGATCGTAGTTTACCATACACTGCATATCTAGTTGATTATGAAGATGATGGGGTTAAAAAGTATGACATTGTTATCTGTAATAAAAGAATAGATATCTTTGATTACTATTGGGACAAATATAGAGAAGGTTTAAAAAATTTTAAACAAAGTGAAGGTAGAGTAAATCCCAAACTTTGGGGTGTTCAAGTAAAGGAGTCTAAAAAGAAAAAATGAGTGAAAATTTTGAAAGTATTTTTAGAGATGAATTAAAAAAAGAATTTGAAGAGAAACTTGGATTGACTATTAATCAAAACGAACTAAAAAAAGTAATAAAAGAATATAAGAAAATTAAAAAGTTTCAAAAGACTCCTTTGTATCAGGTGATGCAGATGGATAAAAAGAAAAATAAGTAGTTTTGTAAATATTGTATCAAACTTTACAAAACTACTTGACTATATACTGCAATAGGTCTAGTATGACCTTACGTTCATCAGAGAAAACTCTGACGCAAGTAGGACGGCGGAACGGAACGTTCATCCCAATGGGACGCAAACCGCCCGAAGGAACGGGACCTAAAAATCTCATTTCTTTGGAGGAATCCTCATGGCTAAAGTAGTATATCGTGGCATCGAATATGATACCCAGAAACGTTTGGAGTATCAACAACAAATGATGCAACAACCTCAACAGTATAATGAAACCTATCGTGGTGTTAAGTTTACTAAGGAGGGACACAAGTGATGCAAAAACTTAATGTGCTTCAACTTATTAAAGAACAAAAGCAAAAAGAGCAACGTCGTCATCAAGCACTTCTTGCAAATGTAGGAGCAAAATAATGCTCCAATTTATTGTTTCATCTACTGCTACTCTTGGATTAACAATAATTTTACTATCAGCATATATCCAATGGTTATATAAGTGATGGACTATCACTACCATTCGGATGATATGGATAAAGATAACAGACCACCTGCTTGTTATCAACTAACATATAGGGGATGCAAATATTGGTCTTGTTATAGAGTGCATTTGCGAGAATGGTTTGAAAAAATTCTAAGTATAGAACCAATTTACAATAAAAAAAGTTAGAGAGGAAACATTGACTTCCTCTCTTTTTTTATGTAAAATGATTTGAGAAAGTACCTTTCTTATGGACAAAGACAAACTCAAATTAATTGTCCGTAATCTAGAACTTTTGGTTGATTCTTTAAAATCAGAAATTTATTCTGATGTGGATTCTTATAAAAGACCAAAATTAGAAAAACCAACAATAATGGATTACGATGAAGTTTTTTATGACGGAGATGACGATGGATACCCAGACTAAACCTATTGCTAAACTGATTTCTGTTACTCAAGGAGCAGGAGAACTTGCAGGAAAATCTGCACAAGAAGTGATTACTTATACTGCTCGTGTAAGTAATCCCAGTAATCAACTTAAATTTGATACTGCTGCCGGACTTCTTAAGTATTGCATTAAGCAAAATCATTGGTCTATCTTTGAGCAAGCAGATATGACCCTTGAAATTAATACAACTCGTGGTATCGCAGCACAAGTGCTTCGTCATAGGAGCTTCACATTTCAGGAATTTTCACAACGATATGCAGATACAAAACTTCTGACTGATCTTCCTGAGGTTCCTGAACTTCGCAGGCAGGATGAAAAGAATCGTCAGAACTCAACGAATGATTTGGATGAACACACCAAAGAAAAGTTTGAGGGTATGATTGAGCAGCATTTTGAAGAAGCACAACGTCTCTATGATAAAATGCTTGAGAAAGGAGTTGCAAAGGAATGTGCAAGGTTTGTGCTTCCACTCGCAACCCCCACCAGGATTTATATGAAGGGCTCTGTAAGGTCATGGATCCATTATATTGATCTACGATCTGCTCATGGCACCCAGAAGGAGCATATGGACATCGCAGAGGCAGCACGTTGCATCTTTATCTGTCAGTTCCCTGATATTGCTAAAGCACTTGGTTGGGAAAGAGTGAATTGCCCAGAATGCTCTGATGCGCCATCCATTACCATCGAATAAATATTTTTATCGTTATTTCATAACATATGGCAACATACCCCGTTATTCATAAAGAAACTGGTGAACAAAAAGAAGTGACGATGAGTGTTCACGAATGGGACCAGTGGAAAAAAGAAAATCCTGATTGGGATAGAGATTGGTCAGACCCAGCAACTTGTCCAGGAAGTGGCGAAGTTGGTGAATGGAAAGACAAACTTTCAAAATCAAAACCAGGATGGAATGAAGTTTTAACTAGAGCATCTAAGATGCCCGGTGCTACTGTGAGGAAAAATTAATGGCAAGAAGAAAAAGAAGTAATGATAATCACCCAATTGGTGTTGGGATGACTGCTAGACAAATGAAGAGAAGAAAGCCAATTAGTGCAGAACTTCTCATTGATATTGAACCATTAACAGAAAATCAAAAAAAGTTATTCCAATCATACTCTGAGGGAAAGCATTTAGTGGCATATGGTGCTGCTGGAACTGGAAAAACATTTATTAGTCTTTATAATTCAATTAAAGAAGTTCTTAATGAGATAACTCCATTTGAGCAAATTTATATCGTTCGTTCTTTAGTTGCTACAAGAGAAATTGGTTTTCTTCCTGGGGACCATGACGATAAAGCAGACATATATCAAATACCATATAAGAACATGGTTAAGTATATGTTCCAACTTCCAACTGAGACCGATTTTGAAATGCTTTATGGCAATCTAAAGCAACAAGAAACAATTAAGTTTTGGAGCACATCTTTTGTTAGAGGAACTACTCTTGACAATTCAATTATTATTGTTGATGAGTTTCAGAATCTAAACTTTCATGAATTAGATTCAATCATTACTCGTGTTGGAGAGAATTCGAAAATTATTTTTTGTGGAGATGCAACACAAAGTGATTTAATCAAAACAAATGAAAGAAATGGAATTAGTGATTTTATGACTATTTTGAAAAAAATGCCATCATTTGATATAATTGAATTTGGAATTGATGATATTGTCCGTTCTGGTTTAGTTAAGGAATATATCGTTGCAAAAATGGAATCTGGGTTGAATGTCTGAGATCATTTTTAATCATGTAAACTTAGATTTACCAAAGTTAGAGAGAGAAACTATTGATGGAGTCAGGTATTATAAAATACCTGATCTAAATGAAGTCCACAGATTTGTTTCAATTACTTCTGTTACTAGCCATAAAAATCGTCAGTTTTTTGCAGATTGGCGTAAAAAGATTGGAGAAGAGAAGGCAGATAAGATAACTAGACAAGCAACTAGTCGTGGAACTGATATGCATACTCTAGTTGAATACCTGTTAAAGAATGAAAATCTTCCAGAGGTTCAACCTTTATCAGAATATCTATTTAAAATTGCAAGACCAAAATTAAATAATATAAATAATATTCATGCTTTAGAGTCTTCTCTCTATAGTAAAGTATTGGGTATTGCTGGTACAGTTGACTGTATTGCAGAATACAATGGGGAACTTGCAATTATAGATTTTAAAACGTCCAAAAAACCAAAACCAGTGGAATGGATTGAGCATTATTTTGTTCAATGTATGGCATATGGATGTATGCTTTACGAACTGACTGGTATTAGCATCAAAAAACTTGTAATCATAATGGCATGTGAAAATGGAGAATGCGTTGTCTATGAAGAGTATAATAAAGAAAAATACATCAAATTGCTCACCCAATATATTAGAGAGTTTGTTTCAAGTAGAGTTGGGTAACATGGAAAGTAAAGTAAAAACAATCATTAATGATAAATTTTTATGTTCACAAAAATTTGCACAGGACATAGAGTATATTGTAAAAATTTCAAAAATTAGTTATATTGATGCAATTATAGAATATTGCGAACAAAATAATATTGAAATTGAAACGGTTCCAAAATTAATATCAAAACCGTTGAAAGAAAAGATAAAGTGTGAGGCAACAAAATTAAATTTCTTAAAGAAAACAAGTCGTGCTATTTTAAATATTTAATGTGACCCCATTTGAAACATATAAAACCTATCTTGCATTAAAGAATCACTTTACAAAAGATAGTTATGATTATTTTAAATATTGCGGAAAGTCCAGAGCATCTCTGGACTCTTTTCATAAGAGAAAAGATAGATATTTCTTTGAAAGAATGTCTAGACAAAAAACAGATGATGAAATAAAAGCATATTTTGTCGCTAACTTTGTAGAGTGTAGTGATTCTCAAAATTTATGGATTGGTGAAATTATTAGAGGTGGAGAATCTGTATATACAGATTGGTTAAAAAAGATTCAAAGTTTATCTTACTTGTTTAAAACTGAATCAGAAGTTTTTATAAGAAAGGACAACTTTGAATCTTTGTTTGATTGTAAAAACGGACAGCATCCAGACTTACTTAAAAAATATTTACAAAAAGCAGTCTCATTGGAGACTTTAGTTATACTGGATGTTATACTGAATTACTCTTCAAAGTTTGATAAAAAACTTTCCGATCCAGTGTGGGAAACCGTAGGTTTAAAAATTAAAAAATATAAACCATTCCTAAATATTGATGAGTCTAAATTCAAGCAAATTCTTAAGGAGATAGTATTATGAGTAGATTTTTTGATTCAGAAGTAGTCAGAGAATCTATAATGGAACTTGATGAAATTCAACAGAAACTTTTTGAGCAAGTTATGAATCTTTCTTTCTATGATAAAAATGGAAAGAAAGAACATCTTGAATTAATGAGACAGTTTTTAGAAAAACAAAAACTGTTTATTTTTAGGTTGTCTCTTTCTGATGATCCCGAAGCAGTTGAAATGAAAGAGAGGATTCTTGAGTCCGCTCAACTTTTTGGGTTGGGTAAGAATGGGACAGTTGATGAATTTTTTAAAGTTCTTGAATCTCAGATTGAGTATCTTGAGAAAACCCTTGACGACTGACCTCCTTCCTGCTAGACTTAATACGTACCAATACGGCACACACTTCTAATACAATTAATACGGAGAATACGAATGTCTTTTGCTGATCTTAAAAAGCAATCCAAGATGGGTTCCCTGACCGAGAAACTCATCAAACAAGTAGAAAAACTGAATGATGGTGGTTCCAAGGATGACGACCGTTTTTGGAAACCTGTAATGGATAAAAGCGGTGTAGGTTCCGCAGTTATCCGTTTCCTCCCTGCCCCCGAAGGTTGTGAACTACCTTGGGCACAAGTATGGTCTCACGCATTCCAAGGTCCTGGTGGTTGGTTGATTGACAACTGCCTTACCACTCTTGGTCAGCAATGTCCTGTTTGCGAAAAGAATCGTGTTCTGTGGAACTCTGGTTCTGACCGTGATAAGGAAGAAGCACGTAAGCAGAAGCGTAAACTTTCCTATTACGCAAACATTTATGTTGTTCGTGATCCTGCCAATCCCGATAATGAGGGCAAAGTGTTCCTCTATAAGTTTGGCAAGAAAATCTATGACAAAATTCTTGCTGCAATGCAACCTGAGTTTGAAGATGAAACCCCCATCAATCCTTTTGATTTCTGGACTGGTGCTAACTTCAAACTGAAACTTGTCAAGAAAGATGGTTATTGGAACTACGATAAGTCTGAATTCGCAGCACCTTCTCCTCTCCTTGATGGAGATGATGATGAACTGGAACGTATCTACAAGTCTCTGAATAACCTGAATGACTTTACCGATCCCAAAGAGTTCAAGTCTTACGAAGACCTGAAGAAGCGTCTTGATTACACTCTTGGTCTTCGTGGTGTTCCTAAGACCCAAGATCCAGAAGTTGTTGCCGAAGAGGAAGAGTGGGAACGTGAGCGTCGTGGTGAAACCTCTACTGCTTCGTCCTCTCGTTCATCTACATTTGATGATGCAGAAGTTCCTTCGTCTAAGTATAGTGATGACGAAGATGAGGATGATGCTCTTTCTTACTTCCAGAAACTTGCTGAGTCGTGAAATCACTGATTGTTCTTCTTGCAATTTTCGTTGCCTCCCCAGTGGAGGCAATTACTTGGAATCAGTTTTGGAGACCGTTTAGAGGAGGATATTATTATGCTCCTTCGTACTATGCTCCAAGAGTATATGGTAATTGCAGAAGAGAAGTTCTTCGTGAAGAAGTAATTTCTGGTGATGGAAGAATTGAACCTTATGTTAGAACATTCAAAGAAGTTCAATACTACCCTTGCTAATCAAAATTGACCTTTAAAATAAAAAAGGGGTCGAAAAAAATTCCCGCAAAATTTTCTCTTATGAGGATTTTGCGGGTTTTTTATTTGCCAATAGTTCGCGGATTATAAACTTTTTTAGTTTTATTATCTACATATTGACTTGATTCTGAGTATGTCATTATGTTTCTAGTATCAGAAACAAATACTCCGATATATTCTGGCTTCAATAGAAGAATTTTTCTCTTTTCGTCATTTTTTCTTGTTTCATATTCATAATTTGTTATTGCTACTGTTTTATTCTTTATTGTTTGTATATTTCCATCCTTATCTAAGAATTCTAATGTTTGCCCATCAGATTCAATGAATATTTTTAATCCTGGAAATGGTTTTGTCATAGAATTTCGTTAGTAAATTTGAATAGGGGTTTTAGAGTACCATTAACAAAAATACCTGTAATTTCATATAGTCTTTCTGGTATTCTCACTTTGTTATCTAAAATAACATCTTCTATAGTTATATTTACATCCTCTCCACTATTCGTTTTTATCTTTAGTATTCCCCCCCAACTATTTGGCCAATTTGCTAAGCTATTTAATATGGATACTTCACCAAGAGTATTAGAATCTCTCTTTATATAATTTAAAGTTGAGGTATTTACATTTATAGTTGTTATATAATATTCGGTTGGTATTGAATTTCCCCTGCTGTAAACTTTTACCATTTGGTTTAAGTTTACACTAATAATTTCATTTGCTTTTGAATTTGGGAAAGAACTCAATTGATATTCAGTATCAGTTTCATTTGTTTCTATTACTTCCGATTTTGATGGATCTACTTGTATTCCACCTTCAATCAATACTCTGCCAAATTCATCTTTAAATTCAATAGTCTCGTAGTGATGGATCTCTTGTATTTTCTCATCTGAACCATATTTATCCAACATATACTTATATAAAGAGTCATTATCTAGTGGCCATTGCTCATTTGTGTTTGTTATATTATTTGTAATTAAAACAATCCAATCCAATTCGGAATTGCTATAATATTTCTCTGCTATTTGATCTGCTCTTTCGTCTCCAATTATTTGATAATATTCAAAAGCAGTGATTATTTCCTTTATATCTTCACGAAGTTTTGGTCGTTTAAATAAATTTTTTGCATCAGTATATTCATTGATAAGATTTCTATCTTTAAATACTGAAATGTATTTTAAATTTGGTAGTTCTCTGAAGTATGCCATATCAATATCCTATATCGTCTGCTGTTATTAGTGATAAATCGGCTTTTCCTGATAGCTCTCCTGTTATATTTTCTTGATAATCACCTTCGAATATTGGTTCTATTTCAGTAAAGGACAGACCTAATGTAACCGATACTGGCTGCCCATCTTCATATGCTGCCCATTGTCCATCTGGAGCATAACTTACAGAACAGTTTGTTAATGCACATAATTTGAATTTATTTAATCCAGGAATTGATGAATTTCCCATTTTATATTCAAGTTTGAATACGTTCGGAGTACCCAAAAGTGCTGCAGATGTTCCAGCACTTGCCCCAGAATTGAGCTTTCGTGCTGCCATTCCTTGCTTAAAAACTCTTATAATTTTTCTTACTGTTTTTGCTTCATTTTCACTTCTTGGGGATAGTCTCCATCCAAAACTAAATTCTCTTAATGTTGGACCCTGGAATAGTAATTCCAGGTTAGAATTTGGAACTACTCCAAGACCCCTTGCCAAAATTGTTTCTGGTGGCACGTCAAATTGCCCAGCTTTTAGAACTAAACTTCCAATTGCTGCCTCAATTTGTGCTTTAATTGCTGGATCGTTTTTATCTGCTTTTAATCCAAGAGCAGCGTATAATGCAAGAGGAGTGATATTTGGTGTGCCCGTTAAAGAAGATAGGATTGATGCAGCAGTTGTTCCAGCAACAGCCAAAGCAGGATTTCCCATTACTTGTGCTGTGGCAGCAGCAGTAAGGTTATTCATAGTATCTGCACCCCAAGCAACACTATTATTATCTGCTACATTGTTTGGGATTGGGAGTATTACAGTCCCTAAGAATTCTTTTGTTGCACTGGTTTTAGTTAATCCAGATAATATTTTTCCAACATTTCCCCCAAGCAATTCTGATCCAGAAGGTGACTTATAATTATATTCTGTTATATGCAAGGTATCTTGTTGCGTTGTTATTAAATCTGTTGGATATATCAATAACTTTTCTGACCCACTTCCGTATTTGTTTTTTTCATTTGCAGAAGTGCTCAATCCAGGTATAGTGGAAAGTCCACCAAATAAAGAACTAACTGTGCTAC